GGGCTGCCGCCTGGGATGCCGCCAGGGATGCCGAGCGCGAGTGGCAAACTGAGAAGTTGTTAGAGTATTTGAATTTCTAAGCCGCCTGAAGAAAGGTTGAAGATGTTGCAGATGAAAGTAACAGAAACTTGGCAACACAGAGAGGCTGTCCTGGCCGCGTGCCGGAAGCACAATCCCTGCAAGCAAGAGTTCGAGAAGTTAGAGTCAGCCTCGACCGAACAAGAATGGCTGGCTATCGCCTATGCCAATTTCGGGTGGGCTGTGAAACATGGTATAATTGAGGAGTGGTTGCCTAATAGGTTGCCCGATTGTAGAGATTTGTACTGCTCGGACTGCACGGGACTGACAGCACTGCCGGAACTGCCTGTATGTAAGCATTTGTACTGCTGGGGCTGCACGGGACTGACAGCACTGCCGGAACTGCCTGTATGTAAGCATTTGTACTGCGGGGGCTGCACGGGACTGAAGAAGGGTTGAATAGGACACCACAACAGGAAAGTCATGGACGACAATCTCCAAATGGACTTGAACATACCAACACGACAGAGGGACTCGATCCAGTCTCAGTTTGATCGGTTCCACGAGCAGAATCCGCATGTCCTTCAGGAATTCGTGAAGCTGGCAAGGAGAATGAAACACATGGGATTCAGGCACTACGGTATGCACGCGCTAATGCAGATCACACGCTGGCACATACAGATCAAGACCAACGATCCACACTTCAAGATCAACAACAACTACAGTTCACGGTATGCGCGGCTGATCGTGGAGCAGTATCCAGAGTTTGAGGGATTCTTTCAAATGAGGAGTTTGACGGCAGAATGAAATACATGCGCGAACGAGAGAGAAATCTTGGAGGGCAAGACTCGTGAAGCTCTCAGACTACGAATACCACCGGGAACCGGCAGGCGTGATCTATTGCGGTGACTGCCTCGAAATCCTGCCGTTGCTGCCGGACAACAGCGTTGATCTGGTGCTGACTGATCCGCCGTATGGGGTAGATTACGTGACCGCCAGGCGGTCACGTGGGGATAAGTTGCGTGTACCCGTCGCTGGTGACAAATCATTAGCAACCCTATCTTTGGCATGGCCTATTTGTCTCACAAAGCTATCAGTGGATCGACACTGGTATTCCTTTATGTCACCAAGACGAATAGGGGCGGCTGAAAAGATTTTAGAGCCATATAAGCATATTATAGCGTGGGATAAGGGAGATCGGGGAACCGTTGGTGATCTTCAGTGTGGTTTTGGTGAAGCATGGGAAGCGATATTCTATGGGATGAAAGGTCGCAGGCCAATCAATGGGTCACGCCCCCGAACGGTGCTTCGATATGACTGGTCATCGACACAAATGCCAATACATCCTACAATAAAGCCGGAAGATGTGCTGATTCGGTTGATGCGATGGTCAACAAATGATGACGAGACCATCCTCGACCCCTTCCTCGGATCGGGCACGACGGCTGTGGCTGCCAAGAATCTCGGACGGAAGTTCATCGGGATAGAAATATCTGAGGCGTACTGTGCCATTGCAGTCGAACGACTCAAACAAGAGGTGCTTGCACTATGACCACTCCCCTACTAATCCAGATCGTCGGCCCGATACGGGCTGAGACGATCAACGGCGTTCGTGAGAACATCGAGCGCGCCCGGCAAGCCATGATCGAGATTCTGAAGCGCGGGCACTACGTCATTTGTCCGCACACGATGATGGCGTTCCTGAACGGCCTTATGCCAGAGGATCACTTTCTCAAGAATGCGATACGACTGCTTGAGGGGGTTGATGCGGTCTATCCGATTCAGGGATGGACAGAATCAGCAGGATCGATTGCCGAGATTGAAGTCGCCAGAGAGATAGGACTGAAGAGATTCTTTTCCCTTGATGACATCCAGAATTTGAGGGATTCTTTCAAATGAGGGAGTTGACGGCAGAATGAAAACGAAGTACAAGTTCATCAGATTTGTTGAGTGTGGCGATCATCACTGGGTATGTCACAACAACCGCACTAACGACATTTTGGGCTATACAGAATACTGCAAGCAGTGGCGGTGCTACACGTTCCACCCTGATGATCTGACTATGTTCAGCCCCGACTGCCTTGCCGACATTCAGCATTTCATGGAGCAGTTAATGAAAACCAACACCGGGGGATGCCACTCCAACGTCAACACAGAAGGACGGTGATGCCTATGGATGCGTGATCGCACAGCCCTACACGGTATTAAAGAAACACGAGGCTCCGGTTTGCATTGACGCATTGAGTGCTAACACGGATGTTGGCCGGAGCCTCAGAAGAAAGGAGCCACAATGAAACTCAAACATCCACTGGACATTGGGACGTTCCTGCATTCAGCAAAACAGCCAGATTGGAATCACATCTATTTGATTTGCGGTCGGCGTAAGACCAAAACTGGATGGAGATATACTTGTGCTCGGTTCTATTACTTCCCTCATCTGGTCAGCTCTCGTCTGGATCGGTTTGGCATAGCATATTTCAAAAGGTTAAGTAGCACTCTCGACAAAGAAGGCTGGCAGATAGTCAATGTCGAGAAGGGGGAAGTGGCGAAATGAGTAATATCAAACAGTGTACCGTCTGCAAAGAGTGGTTGTTTTTGTCAGCATTCCACAAAGACCCGAAGGGCAAGTATGGAGTACGGGCTATATGCAAGATGTGTTATAGCCTCAAGCATGGAACACCCAAATCTCACAAGCCTGAAAAGGTTGTCGTTTGTGGCCGTACCATCAAGATACTGCGCGAGAACAGGCACATCAGGCAGGATCACATCGCAGAAAAACTCGGTCGCCACCCCAGTTATATGCACCGCATTGAGACTGAGATCATCCTGCCAACCAGAGAAGATGCTGATATTATCGTCAAGTGTTTAGGTCTTGAGTCTGTCGAGGAACTACGGAAACCAATGGAGATGCGCATGGCTGGCAAACCGAAGCCGCGATACAACAAGATCAACTGGAAAGCGGCGTACAGGCGATTCCCTGATTTGCTCGACAGGATCAGGGATGAGATCGATGCACAAGCAAGTCCTGAGGTTGGGAAGGGAACGCAGTTTGGAAATCGCTGAGATTGTAAAAAATGTTCCAGAGGATTTGATCTATTACAGGGAACCTGCTGGTGTCATTATCTGTGCGGATTGCTTATCCGTACTGCCCTTGTTGCCGGACAAGAGCTGGGGGCTTTGGGGCACCCATTGCTCGCAGACGTTTTGAAAATGATAATTGGGATTCAGAAAGACCATCACAGACAGTGTGGCCTATGATATTGGCTATTGCTAAGCTGTTGATCATTTGGGGTGGGAATTATTTTGCAGATGTTCTGCCACAAGGCACTCATTGGATCGTGTGGGATAAACTACAAACAATGCCGACTTTTGGTGATTGTGAACTGGCATGGACAAGCAGTCCTCGCAAGTCGGTAGTCAAGGTTACTATTGAATGGAATGGCTTGATAGGCAAAGAGCAGCATCGCCATCATCCCACACAGAAACCAGTAAAGCTAATGAATTGGTGCATATCTAAATACAGCAAAAGCGGTGACATTATTCTCGATGGGTTCCTCGGATCGGGCACGACGGCTGTGGCCGCCAAGAATCTCGGACGGAAATTCATTGGGATAGAAATCGAGCCAAAATATGCTGAGATCGCAAAGCAGCGACTTGCACAAGAGGTACTACTCTGATGCCGCAATTCGCCAAAATATGGACTGAGAAAAGACTTGCTTTTTTTCAACAAATGTCGTATGGTAGGGTGTGGACATGATAAAGGATATTCAATTTGCAACATAAGCTGCTTAGTCGGGAGTGATTCCTCACGGAATCCTTTGTCGTGTCCACGTGCTCCCGACTGAGCTTTGATAAGAGGTGGGGAGATGTCTGTATCACCCAAAGTCCGGTTTGAGATATTCAAAAAACACGATTTCACCTGTCAGTATTGTGGTCGGCGTACACCAGAAATAGTCTTGGAATTAGACCACATCATTCCAAAGGCTGAGGATGGTACTGATGAAGAAGATAATCTAACCACTTCCTGCTTTGAGTGTAATAGAGGCAAGGGGAAAACACCACTGAGTACGATCCTAAAGGATAAAGATATTCACGAAGAGACTGTACTGCTTGCCGAACGAGAAATCCAGTTGCGAGAATATAATCAACTCAAAGCAGAAATTAAAAAAAGGCAGACCAACGAATTAGTTTTTTTAGTTGGCTATTTTAGTGGTTGCTTTGATAATACTCAATATGCAGAAGATGAGTTTCCTCGCATAATCGTTGCGGGTGCTCTCAAGAAAATGAGCTATGTTGATATTGAAGATGACATAGATTTAGCGGTGCGAAAAACAGAGATCAATTCAATGGGTAATACCCATGAAGTTGCGGCAGCTAAATATCTGACTGCAATCCTGAAAAATCGTTTGACTGAATTTAGAAAAGTGGAGCATTTGAGTGCCTAACTTCGCTAAAATCTGGACTACGATATTCGATGATGAGTGGTTTGTGGGTCTGTCCGGGATCGAGCGAGGGATATTTTTGCAGCTTATAATTCTGATGAAGCGTGGGTCAGATCAAGGGCAAATATGCACACGATCTGTCCAACAGTTGTCCGACAAATGCGCAGTAAACCGGCGGACTATGGACAGAATGCTGGCAAAAATACAAACGAAGTGTCCGCAGTCTGTCCGCCGCTTGTCCAACGGAACTATGGTGGTTGCACTACCTAACTACAAGAAATACCAAGAGCTTAGAGCGATGAAAGACAACATTCCCCCTAATATAGAGCAGAGCAGATTAGACCAGAGCAGAGCAGACAAGAAAAGACCAGACCAGAATCTTAGCGGCAAAACCGCTCAAGGGTTAGACCCCTACGAAATCCAAAGACGGGAAGATTTAGAAGGGGTGGTCAAAATCATCAGTGCTTGGCCTTGCATGAAGGGTGTCAAGAATCCATACGGGATAGCCGGAAAACTTTTCAATATCTACAAAAAGGATGCTGTGTTCACCTGTGAGGTCCTGAGACAGAAATCAGACATATTCTGCTTGTGCAAAGACGCGAGCCACCTGATAGCTTCAGCCACAGCAACGTATCAGAGGGCTTCAGATATACCAGAAATCGAAAGCCGCGCCCACAAACAAGACGACGGCACCAAGCGCGGCCAAACGCGATCGATCAGAGAAATAATGGAGGACTGAGTGATGGAAGATTCGGAACGTATGATTACCGTTTGTGATAGTTGTCTGCGTGCTTGCTGCTGGCAAGGTATTATTATGTGCGATGAAGCGAAAGACGCTGGCACAGTCGAAAAATCAGTATCGGAGCTTAAACAGTTGAATTTTGAAAGCAGTGACTACTGGTGCAAGGAATCACAATGCTAACGCTTAACATCACAGGCGAGCCGGTATGAGATCGCGTCACGACGATAACCAGAACTTCCTTCGTGGGTTTCTGGTCAAGTGCGGGTGGCAAGTAGTCTACACAACAAGTCAGGGCGGGGGGTTCCCTGATGCTGTCTGCTATCGTGATCCGGTTGTCGTGCTTGTAGAATTCAAGATAGATTCACCCAATGCGCCCGAAACACAGTTGCTTAAAGATCAGATGAAGTTTCACGAGATTTGGAAAGGTGCCCCGATCTACATAGTCCGAAACGAAATTGATTGCTTTGACCTTTACGCGAAAGAGTTGGATAGGCTGAAGCACAGTTTGAACCTTACAAGGAGTGAGTGATGAACCGTAAGCCCTCTGGCATCTGTCCGAAGTGCGGTGCCCCGACAATCTGGTCATCGGTTGAGTACGGTTATGTCTGCACGAACTTCGGGAAGTGTGAGAATGCTGGCAAGAAGTGCGGATCTGTGATATTTACAAAGGAGAGTGAGAAATGAAGGTACTGGAATTTGTGATCGGTTTAATCGTGGCTGCTCTGGTTGCTTACGCAGGATATATCATTGTGGTAATGCCGGAGAAAAGCGATAATGTACCGTCTACAGAGATAGGGTGTTTGACAGTTGATACCCTCTCCTATGTGGCCGTCGCCGGTCAAGACACGTTCTTGATTGTCGAGGATTGTGATGGTCTTATTCTGTTAGCGAATTACGATAGCACCGGTAGAGCGTATCTACCGCTTTGGGATTCAGTCAGGATTATTCGCAGGGAGAGTGAGAAATGAAACTTGAAGAACTCAGAAAGCTGGCGAACAGTGAGCCGAAGAAGTTTATGGCGGTGCCGAAGAATGGCGATAGGCCGCATAGTGAGTTACAGCCTTTCGTGTTTACACTGAGGGACGTTAGTAATAATGGGGTAGAAACTGTAATCTTCGATCCCAATAAACCCGGTAAGGCGGGGCACCTTCTTTCCGAATGCCACATCCACCAATTCACCGGTCTCACCGACAGCGAGAAGAACGAGGTGTACGGGGGGCATATAGTTACAATTGAGTTACCCAGTATGTGTTGGTTGCTGCTTGTTTATTGGGATTCTGTTTTTGATGGTTGGAAAGTCAAAAATATAAAATCTGGTCGCACGAATTTCTTTAGTGAGAGCGAATCTGGAATTACATCTCATTCTGCTGGTGAGCCATTTCAAAAACTTACCATCGTCGGCCACATCGACCAGCCGGATCGGTGGCCGGAGGAAGTGCGGGAATTATTGGAGGTGGTGAAATGACTAAGCAAAACTGGCGAGAAAGGGCTATACAATCTGAGGCTCGAATCGTGGTGTTGCAACAAACCGTGATTGAATATGCTGATCGGCTGATAGAATTACAGAGGCCAAGGGTTATACCGAAGATCAATAAACCCGACCCGCCCGACGAGAAAGGACAGAGTGATGACTGAGCAAATAAAGTCCGGGGATAGAGTCAAATGGACATACACCCACCATCTCAACAGTCGGTCAAGCACGAGAAGAACAAAGACCGGCACTTATTATGGATTGATTCGGCATACGGTTAAGCATTGGAGAAAGCCGAACGCAGAACAACTTGCCTGTGTCAGATTTGATGGAAATAAGTGGACGTCTCGCGTCCCAGTGTCTGATCTTAGAAAGGAGGACGATGATGACTGAGCAAAAGATTGCCAAGTGCCCGGTGTGGGAGGCGAAGTCGCGTATTGTCAGGACCGTCTCGTTTCGGCAAAATAGACGATTTTTCTCTTGACAATCCAAAAACTATTGGTTTCTATGCCTTTAGGTCACTAAGATAAGAGGTTTGTGGCTATGGCTGTCAAAAAGAAGAATACTGCGGAAAACGCCAGAATCATCGCAGAAAGAAAAGCTCGCGGCGGTCAACATAGAGACAAATTTCCACCTTTAACACCCCCATCTAAAGTTAACTTAGCATCTTACTGGAGCATACAAGGTGGTCTGAGATGGCTACTTGCGCAGACAGAATATAACAAACTCGACAAGGACCGTGCTGACATCATTCACAAAACTCTGATTGCTGGCGGTGAGATGATTAAGAAGCGCATGCAAAGACATGGCGAATGGGTTGACAAGAAAGAGCATAAACACCAAGTCGATGTTTCTGACAAACTCGCAGCCTGCTTGGCTATGGTCCAGGGCGCAGACGTGAAGGAACTCAAGCAGATCCACGGCGAAGTGAAGCAGATCGCGAAGGAGTTGGAATGACAAATCCACCCAACGTAGCGGAGCGTTCGTGATGACTACTGTTGATTTATCAAAAGCGATTGAGGGTCTGTGCTGTGAGGCATGGCTCTATCAGGCGCAAACAGGCGACAGGTGGCCGCCTATTGAGGATAAGGAGTGCTCGTGATGACCACGGCGGCAGAGAAATATGAGCAGGTAGTCAAAGTGATCCATCGGTATCGTACTGCGCTACCAGAAGGTGATGAGGGTAGTAAGGCATATTACGGCACGATACTAAGAGAAGTGTTCCAAATTGTGAAAGAAGATGTTAAGGCATTGGTGATGCAAGACTATCAGGATAAAACTCTTGGCCTGGGCGGAGATAGCGAAATGACTTGACGACCGGTATAGCAGCAGCAGTCGCCGAACTGCCACGCGATGAGCAGAAGCTATTCTGTAATACTCTGGACGTTCGTGTGGCTCAGAGGGACTTCTGGGAATTTGCGAAGCATGTCAAGACGGAGGACTTCGAGAATCGCGCTGTCCGTCCCTACCCTGTTGAATACGACTTTCTCCACAAATACAATAACTTTCTTTCTACTGCTGATGTCACACTGACGCTTAAATCGCGTCGGATGCTGGTATCGACTCACCACGTACTCAAGAGACTGCACAAGGCATGGGCTATCAATTCGTCTGTCGACGGAGCATACAAGTCTGTATTCCTGTCGCAAGGCGAGCGTGAGGCATTCGATCTGATAGATCGTGCCGTATTCATGCTCAACAACATGCCCGAGATCTACCAGTTGGCGAATCCTGCCGACTGTACGAAGTCGGCAATCAAGTTCCGTAATGGCGGTCAGATAGTCTCGCTGCCTGCAACTCAGCATGGTGCCCGGACATTCGGATTTAGTGATGCCTTGTGTGACGAGATGGCATTCTGGCCGTATGCCCGTCAGATGTGGTCTGCTCTTGAGCCGACTACACCGCATATCGATTGTGTGAGTACACCGAATTCCAAGTTTGATCTATATGCCAAGTTCTGGCTTGATGAAGAGCGGTATGCAGACTTCGCTCGACACAGATTGCATTGGTCGGCTCATCCTGACAGAGATGACGTATGGGCTGAACGGAAGAAAGCTCGGATGGATCCTCAACAATGGCTCCGGGAATACGAGATGTCATTCGTGGTCATGGCAGGTCAACCGGTCTATCCGACATTTGACCAGACCACGCATACTGCTAAGATCAAGTTTAATCCGAGTATCGACGTGGTGATCTATCGCGGATTGGATATCGGTTACAGGCACCCGGCTTGCATCTGGGTCTGGCGCAATGCTATTGACCAGCTCTGTGTGCTCAAGGAGTATGCGCCGACCGATATGGACGGTAGAACATTCCTGCGCAATGTCAAAGAGATCAGTGCTGCGATGTTTCCCAAGTGCAAGTATCGGAATATCGTTCCGCATGATGCTCGGAACAAGAGTTTCATGGCTGAGCAGAAGGCCGCGCAGTCGTTCATTGACATCATGGAAGAAGAGGAGATGTCGGTGGACATCATCAACGGTGTCGGCTTGCAGGCTGGTCTCGAGGATGTGCGTCACTCGCTGAAACTCAGAGGAGACCACAACCCAGGTTTACTCATCAATGCTGACGAATGCCCGCAACTCGTGGAGGGCTTTCAGGGCGGCTACCACTACCCGGAGCGGCGACAGCATGAAATAAACGTGCCGGTAGAGGAGCCTTTCAAGGATCATTGGTATGACGATCCGCAGGATGGACTTCGCATGGTAGTATCGAATATCAACAAGGAGGTTCGAGAGAGTAGAAAGAAATCGTTCCCGAGATACGAAGAATATGCAGAAGAAACAGATGAGTTTGGAGGTTAGGATGAGCAAAAGGCAGATTTGGATTGCAGTCGTGGTGCTGTGCATAGGGGCTGTACTCGTGTGGAATGTGCCGGAGGTGGATGCAGCGAAGAAAACACGGCTCTATCCGTATGAGATCGTGGCCGTGACAGGTAAGACCGGTGGTGCCTTAGACAGCATGTGGAAACCGACTGACAACAACGAAGTGCATCCTGTCAGCAAGGGCAATTTGGGCATCTACTCATGGACATACGATCCGGCGCATGGCGATTCTGCGACTAACGGCGTAGATTCACTCGGTTCTGGCAATAGTACAGGTCTTTTCTACGATACACTGGATTTCTACTTTCACATCCTTGATTACGACGGTGGGTGGCTCGGCTATGGGATAGCTGATTGGGATTCACTTCACGGCAACACTGACACGGCAAGGGTAGAGGTTACAGCCGAGCTTGGCACGAAGATGGGTAATGCTGGCGATTTCTTTATGCTTAGAGCCTTAGCAACACAGGAGCGTGGTATTGGTGCTGCTCATGTTGACACGATCACATATAGCAGTTTAGCCGAGGATAGTTTGTTCGTGTTGTCGCTGAAGCATGACGTTGAGGGTGGTTCCGATGTTGACTCTACTCTGTTCCTCGATTGGCTGCGCTTACGGTACGTGATCTGCGACAGCGCATTGATACTCGACCAGGTTAACGATCAGGTTATGAAGTTCCGCGCCTTCATGATCGTCAAGGAGGAATACTGATGCGCAAGGATAAACTGGCTGGCGTCGTGATGTTGGCAATGGTACTCGGCTTGGTACTCTTTGGGCAGTATGATCGGGCGACGGCTGAGAATAAGCGGTTGCCATTGTGGGGTGCTCTGGACCAGCAAACATTGATCTGGCACAGTGACACAAACACATCCGGTAACGAGATAGTCCATGCAGACGACTATCACTGGGACACGTTGGCGATGAAGGGTTTTGTCCGGTCTGACGGTATAGCATCAAGAGAGATTACTTTTCTCGACGTATGGCAGTTCGATGGCTTCAAGCTTTACCTGAAAATACCGGCGACATCGGCAGGTTGCAGTACGCGAGTGCATTTCAATATCGGTTCAGATGACACGTTGTATTGTACTCTGCATGATAGCGCGGTCGGGGCGATAGAGAAAATCTACAACTTCTTTGATTACTACGACAGCGACTCGCTTGGATTCATGGACAGGTTTGAGGTTGAGATTATCGTCGGTGATACGATCACGAATGACACAGAGGAATTCGACCGAAAGATAGCTGTCCGCGGGGCTTTATTCGGAAAGGATTGATCGTGGCCGATTCTCCGCTAAATTCACAGAGTAAGGATCGGGATGATTCAGGCAAGGGTCTGACATTTTATCCGATGTCGCCGAGAGAGAAGCGCATCCGCGATATGGTGCTGGCGGACTTTGCTCTGTTCGCAGAGGCGGCGATTCCCAAGCACAAGAAGTTTTCCGATTACCTGTCGCACTATTACAACGAAGTAAAGAAGAAGCGCAAGAAGGGTCAGGCCAATGTGCCTGTGCCTTTGGCTTCCGATACGGTTGACAGCATTCATGCGGATGTAATGGCCAACACGGTCAATTCTGATGGCTTGTTGATTGATACGCAGCCGACCGAGGGCACTGACGAGATGCAGGCCGAGGCGAACAAGGATTTGATTCTGCATCAGGCTTATGTGGATGGGATGTCGGCAGCGTGGAGTGATCTGAGCAAGACGACAGTCATGTTCGGAACCTCTGTGGCTAAGGTCGTCTATGTCGAGCGGTGGGGCACTTTCACGGACAAGGAAGAAATCCGAGATATGTTCGGTGCTGTGGTAGGCTATGCCAAGATAGAGTCTGAGAAGATGGTGTATCGAGGGCCGACGCTTGTGCCTGTAGATATTTTCGATTTCTTTCCTCATCCCGACCTCGTGGAGCCGGAAGAGCCATTGCCGAAGATTCACAGGTTTATAGCGACACCGGAGATGGTTGAGGAACGATCCCGCCAGGGGTTGTTCAAGAATACGAGGTATATCAACTGGGATCATGCGAATCTGGACGAAGAGGAACAGACTGACAGCGAACCGAAGAAAGAGCGACGCAGGCTTGCTCGTGGCGGTGGAGGTCACGGAGCAACACAGAAGGGCATAGAGTGTTATGAGTGGGTCGGCATGTATGACATCGACAACAGTGGTAAGCGAGCCAATAGCGTTTGCGTGGTTACTGAGGACGGTATCGTATTGCGCGACGAACCTCTTCCTTACCACGATCAGGACGGACCTTATATCTGTCCTCGTATCAACCGAATCCCGGGAGAATTCTGGGGTATAGGAGCGATAGAGAAGCAGCATCCGATGATTCACGGTGTCAATGCTCTGAACAACACGATGCTCGACGCTTTGTATCAGGGGGTGCATCCTCCGAGGTTAGTGGATGAAAGGGGTATTCCAAACCAAAGCGAGTTGGTCAATCGCAAAGGTCAAATCATCCATGTACGCCGTAAAGATGGTGAGAACATGGAGAACTATTTCAAGCAACTCCACCCGCAGTCGGTAGCTCCTGACGTCTGGAACGCTATGGGCACATACAAGGATTGGGCGGGTGAGGCATCAGGCAGGACTGAGTTCATGCGTGGTCAGGTGCCGAGTGAATCTCAAACTGCAACAGCAGTAGATCGGACATTCCGGCAAGCGTCGGCCAAGTTCAAATTGCTGCTGCGAGAGATAGAAGATACTGGCTTGATTCCGCTCTGTGACAAGATGCAGAAGATCAACCTGCAATTCATGGATCAGGCTGAAGTGGTCAGAGTCATTGGGCGGAAGGGTATTGGTTGGCGCAAGATCACACCGGAAGACATTGCCGGGCAGGTGCATTTTGTTGCACTTGGCTCGAGCAGGGAAGTCGACAAGAGCACTAATATCCAGCAGTTGATGCAGTTGTTGCAGGTGGTACGTGGCGATCCTCAGTTGCAGCAGCTCACACCGATGATTTTTCTTGCATTGACTGATCAGTTCAACCTGCCGCACAGAGAGATGATCCAGGACAGGCTACAGTGGATGCAGCAGAAGCTCCAATACTATGAGCAGCTTGAGATGTACACGGCACAGATTAACGCACAGAGGGGATTGCCTCCGCCAACGGCTGCTGCTCCCAATGCAGGTGGGGGAATGACAAACATGCCACAGGTATCAAACGCACAAGATTTACTATCGAGTATAAATAATAGAAATGCAGTTCAAGTAGGAGGTCAGGTATGAGAGACCAACACAAGCAATTCTTTGTAGTTGGTGGTGTAGATTTGAAATCAAACCGGGTTTACGGTGATTTCAAGTTGTTACATCGTGAGTTCGTTCTCGATGAACCAAACCCGCCGTTCGGTGAAAAGCTGGACATGAAGAAAGGTCGCCCGATGGTGGTCTACGTGGGAAAAGACAAGGACGGCAAGTTCCCCGAGGTCATTGTCGACAGCCTGAAAGTCCACAGGATTCCCGACAGGTACAAAGTCGAAAAGAAAGACCCCGATGGTCGAGTTAGGCGCATCAAGGTTTTTGATGCAGTGCCATTCAACGGTTGCAAGATTGTGACAGCGAAGGAATTTGCTGAGATAGCCGGGATTACGAAAAAGGCTGTGAAGGCTGTTCCAAAGAAATGAGCGAGTCCGAAGATCAAAGACTTGCACGTCAGGAGATAGCACTTTGGAAGTCTCAGCGTTTGACCAAGATGCTTCTGGAGAACATCGCCAACGAGGTCGAACGTTTGAGATCCCAACTTGAGACAATAGAGACGACGGACGTAAGGGTTGCCAGGTTGCAGGCGGCCATAACCATGCGACGGGATCTATTGCAAGAGCCTGAAGCATGGATGATGCGATTGCAACAGGACGAGTTGCTAAATGATTTTGACGACATGAATCCAGAATGAGGACACAATGACAGAAGAAGAAAAAGACGACCTTGAGTACACCGAAGAGGAAACGACCTCAGAGGAGCTTGAGCCGCAAGAACAGACAGACGAAGAGGCTGCCGAAGGGGAACCACAAACCCCTAAGACACCGCCATCCGACGATCCTTCAATACCACTGAGCGTTTTAAGGAAGTACGCTACTGAGTACGGTTTAGAGGAACAGGACTTTGCAAAGATCGATGACCCTGAAGCATCCGTGAGACGAGCGATGCAGCAGATGAAAGGTTTTCGAGAGCTTGCAAGCAGACTGGAAAAAGCGTCAGAAGGGGCAATGCCTCCGACGTTTCCACAGACTGTTCCGCCTGACGGCGCACCCGATGTCACACCGGCTGCTGACGACACAGCGGTCGATGAACTGTTGGCCGATCCGAATGCCTACATCGAAAGACGTGTGGCTGATCGCGAGGCCAAACGGGCGGAGCAGGCGCGCAAGATGGAGATGTTTCAACAGAATCAGGCTATTACTCAGTGGATGACAACTGTTGACCAGAACGAACTGGCACAGCTAACGCCACACATGATGAATGACCGTGTGATTGCACTCAAGCGCAACACAGGTCAGGTCATAACGGCTGATGATGTCCGTGCTTCGTATGAAAATGCTCGCACTCTGGTAAGTCTTAACGCGACTAAGGTTCGGCAGGATGGGTTTGAGGATGGTGCGGCTGCGGCGGAGGCGAAACGTCGAGCCGGACTGGAAACCGGAAAAAGAAGAAGCGGTGCTCCTCCCGTGGCGTCACTTGATGAATTGCAGAAGAGATTTAACGCAGGCGAAGAGCTAACGGACGCCGAAATCAATGCTGCAATAGCTGCGGAGGAGGGTCGCTGATAGATAGAAAGTAGGTGATCCTAAGTGTCTGTAGACACCACCTCAACCTTATCGAAAGGTGTTCAGCTAAAATACGACAATGACTTTCTGAAGCTGATAAAGAAGAAGACCAAGATGAAGCAGGTCTGTAGCGAAGAGCCGTTTCCGAAGCATGAAGGAGATACGATCGACATGATTCGGTACACTCGGCGCGATCCCAAGACTGCGCATCTGACTGAGGGAGCTTCCGGTACAGAAAGCAACATGTACATTGTCAACATACGTGCGACGCTTGAAACTCTGGGTGAGTGGTACAAGCCGAGCACGTTTTTCAAGATGGTCGGGCGTGATCCCGGCTTGAAGAAATACAGGGAGGTCGTCAGCACACAGGCCGCTGAGTCGATTGACATCAAGGCCATGTCGCAAGCGTGCCTCTCTGGAGGCTGGCCGATCAGGGCTGACCTCGATACCGATTTCAGTGGTTCGGGACAGGTAACTACCGGCGGAACCGATGAGTTTACCGCCACAGGGATTGTCTGTGCCGCAAATGACGACTGGAACGGTGCTCATGGCGTGTTTACCGATCCGGACGGCCCGAACTACCTGGCCGGATTCTGTGTCGGGGACAGTGCGACTACTGAAGTCTACAGCCTCGGTGGTCACGCTGATGAGGACATAGCCAAGTTCTCCGGTGGTTCGGAATATCCTGACTCCTTAGCGGCTGCTATCACGACTGCGGATGCCGTTCGTATGGCTGCCGTGCATGACATCGCTGCAACCGACGTAATCAGCTATACCAACATCAACATGGCACTGGCGACGCTTCAGGATAATGAGGCCGAGCCGTTGGATCATGGGTACTTTGTCGGTATAGTCGATTCGATGGTTGCATACGATCTGCGCAAGGATACGGACTGGAAGAACGTCGCCACGTACAAGGATGACGTGAAGTGGTTGCTCAACGGTGAATTGGGTACTGCTTACGGCATACGTTGGGTGCAGACCACTCAGCCGTGGCGTCACGCGATCAACTCCTATCAGTACAGCGCAACGGGTGCGGTGCATGTCGTGCCGATCTTTGGCAAGGATGCTATCCGCATGTTGACGCTGAAGGGTCAGGGCAAGCACATCATCGTTGTGACCGGCCCGGATAAGAGCGATCCGCTCGATCAGTTCGAGACTATTGGATGGAAGGTCATCAATGCCGTCAAGACAGTCAACGCCTTTGGTTCGGTGTTACTGCTTTGCGGTGCAACTGCGATGGCGTAACTGAAACAATGGGGAGACTTTTGGGTCTCCCCTCAACTGGGGATGGTATGCCACTTTACGAATTTGAATGTGAAAAGTGCGGATGGAGAGATGATCTCTATTTCGTCAAAGCCGATGAATCCTATACTCCTCAGTCATGTCCTGTTTGTGAGGCTACGCTCAAGCGTCATTTCCCGTTGACCTCGTTCAATGTGATGAATGCCTCGTATAAACCGGGCTGTGAGACCAAATGGAACTGGAATCCGGCGCGGGCATTCAGCGATGTTCCCGGTGGTGGTGCGGAGTATGAGCACAGACGACGGGAATTGCGGACTGGCAACCATCGATTTGACATTGGGCCTCACAGTCACGAATGGGCGCATCACCTGAAGGGCACAAAGAGAGATATGCGGCGCAGGGGTAAACTTCCACCGCATAAAAGGAATGTAGCTTAATGTCTGTAAGTCAGAATGAAATCAACGAGTTCGTCAAAGAGCATCTGAAACTGTTGGGGATTGATGCCGCTGTCTCTGCCGGAGTAATGAAAACGGCTGCCCTGTTGGGTGGTGGTCTGTTCTGGCGTGAACCGTGGTATTTCAAGGAGAGACACAAAGAAATCACGCTGACAGCGAGTACATGCGAATATGGCACTCAGGATAAGTTAGAGGCGGGTGTAGACGGCATAATCGGCATTAGAGTGCTAACGTCGAGTGATTACGGTTTTAACATGATCGAAGAGACGCCTGAGACATTCGACAAGCTCTTTCCGTATCCGACATCGGAGACCACTACCAAGCCGACGAGGTACAAACTGTTTTTCAAGAATGGGTATCTCTACTTTTCGATTTTCCCACCGCCTGACTCCGGTTATACGGTTGATGTGACTTACACGCTCGGGTGGGAGTTGAGTCGTCTGAATCTGATCCCTGACAATTTCGCAGATGTCTACATGGAGGCCGTTCTTCTCTATGCCCTGCCGATGAAATACAGGTCATATCAGCAGCAGGTCTACAGGATTGCGTTACAGGATGCGCTGGCGATTAACAGTCCGAGCCGTAAGCGTGTCGGACAAATGAGGACTCCAGGCTATGTCTCTCCACAAAGCGAAATGGAGATAGCTCTTGAGATAGGAGGCGAATTCGATGACGATTAGAATTCTTCTGACTCTGATACTGCTGGTATCTGTTGCCCAGGCTGGCGACATGCTCACTTTGAAAGATTTGCAGTCGGCATTTCATGCGATGGTGAACAACGCCACGATTGCCGATTCTGTCTCCACGCTCTATGTCAACGCCGGCATGCACCAGGTTGCCGAGGATTTGCGCTGTCTGCCGAAGAAAGATACGATCGTAAGTTCGGACGGCAACAGCGATTATGCTCTAAACAGTGATTTCCTGCTCGGCGGCGTAAATCATATTGAATTGAAGAGTGAAGGTATGAGATATGGCATGGTTCAGGTTCCTCCGTCTGAAATTGGCAAGCTTGGTGATGAAACCGGCTGCCCTCAGACATTCTATACCTACGGGGAAAAGCTGACTGTTTATCCTGAAGGAACGGCTCAAGCCTGTACTATGATCGTGACCTATGAGGCTGAACCGTCCTACATCACTTCGGCTGCCGATGAATGCGATTTGCCGCAGATAAGCCACAGATGGCTTGCTGTGCAGTATGCCGCCTTTCTCTACTATGATGCAAACCAGCGAGATCAGGACGCAACGGCTATGCTGACGAAATATCTGGAGGCGATCAAGCGCAAGAGACAAGATGTTTCGCCGAGTGCTACAGTCATAACCACTGAGGAACCTGGAAATTGAAATCACGTCCACCGACATTCTATGGATGGGTCTGGCTGATCCTGTTGTTGGCCTGGGTATGTATTGCGGCTGGCGTCTCTTTGACCGGCACTCCTGTTGAGATTGGTACGTATGCAGTACCATTTACCGGACTCGACTTGACGGGTACGCCTACAAATCTGCCTACGGGTGCTGCCCGGGAATGTGTCAACTTCGTATTTGATCGACAGTCAGGCATTCGCGTCAGAAACGGTATCGACCAGTGGAATGCTACGACATATCCCAAGCCGATAACCTTTCTCGGTTCCTATGTGCCTGAAAGCGGCAACACCTATTATCTTGTCGGTTCCGAAGATACCTGCTGGCTGCCACTGTCATACGAAACTGACTGGACATACTACACGATTCAAGGTTGGAATATCGATCAGGGTATAGTGGATTGCTACGCCAGCGATCCGATGCTGCACATAGGCCATGTTGACAGCAACCACTTCTGGCGGGCTTTGCTCGGTGCTGGTGTTGATCTGAAGGTGACAATCGGTACTCGCGCTTCCGAATACAGGATCGTGGCCGTCCTCGAAGATACTCTCATCAAGCTCGACAGCAATCTGTTTGCGGGTGCTGATTCAACCTATGTAATCACACTACAGGACTTCGAGATACACGACGCGGCAACCTGCAACGGTGACTACTTCGTGGCAACCAATTTGGGACTGATCCGCTATCACGGCGACAGCATAGCATTCGTTGACAGTCTTGACTATACCAGCCTGACTCTGACAGCCGACTATCCGGTCTATGACGACTATCATGGTCGACTGTCGTGGATGCCGGTAGAGCCGGGGCTCGGTAAGAACCATGTGCTCTATGTTTCCATGAATCCGACGCTCTCAGATACGGCGACTCAGGCAGATGAAACCCGCCATCTGTGGTACACGATGCAGTATCCTGTTCATATCGTGTCGAGTTCAATCAAGACGTGGGGTGCGGCTATGCGCCCGGATTCCGATAGCACGACCATTGCGGCGATCTATGAGGTCGAAACCGACAGTTCTACGGCGATTCAGTTCCTTGTCGATTCGATTGTTGCCGAAGTGTTCACGTTCGGATCAGGTGAAAATGACGTCATACTCAATAAGTTCTATCCCGCCGACTCAACCTGGGATTCGACACGCTTTGAGACCGGCGATTGGGTGCTCAGGATACCGAGTTGTGATACTTGCAATGCGGTATACCGCAAAACTGAGTTCTTTTCGATACCTGGCATGCGTTGGGAAACCGGAACAGATACCGCTTTCTATGCCTGTGACGGGCCGTACAATACGACTTCGACTGATCCTGTGACTGTTGAGGCGGTGCGGCGAGTGAAGGTGGAACAATCAGGTGCCAGCTATCTCTGTCTGGAAGTCTACAAGGACAGGTTGTTCACGGTCAGGGCAGACAACCCTGATGAATTGCGGTATTCAGTCAAGTTCACGCCGCAGGATTTGTCCACGTATGAAGTTGTCGGTTTGGATTTGAGCGACGGCAACCGCATTCAGAATATGTACTCGATGTTGGGAATGCTCTTCATTTTCACGCGCAATAACACGATGATGATGACTGAAGATCCCGGTTCAGAGGCCAGCTATATCGTGACGGTAGCTCAGGGTGTCGGTATGTCTACGGGACCAAAGGGCATGGCTCAGTTGATGGATGGCAGGGTGTTTCTGCCTCATCATACTGGCTTTTACCTGTTCGATGGTTCGGAATTCGAGAAGATTTCAGGCAAGATTGAGCCGATCATCACAGATTCTATCAACTGGCCTGCTGCTGAAGATAAGTTGTGCGCTGAGTATTACAACGATAACATCTGGATTTCATACCCATCGGGTGCAGTAGAGGATAATAACCGGACGCTCATATACCACGTACCTACGGGAAAATGGGGCAATATGTCGGTTGTGGCAGGAGATTTTCACAGAGTTCGCAATTCTGCCGATACGAACCAATTCCTGATCGCTTCTGCCGACACTGGCGCAGTCTACGTCTACAAGGGCAACGATGATAACGGCGATGGCATCTATGCCGAGTACCGCACCGGCTGGGATATGTTCGGCAGTCAGGCGATCAAAGAAGTGCTCGGTTATTACATTACTTACGACAAGTCAGCAAGTTGTACGCTGTCTGTGGATATTGCACCGAGAGATACCGTAGCGTGGGCTGACAGCTTGAAAGCCGACGCCACGACTCAGACCTACAAGGACAAACGCCGGAATGTGACGGGCGGCAAGGCTCACGGTCGGTTCCTGCAACTCGGTTTGAATATGTACGCGGTGAAAGGTGAAAGTTGGATTTCACGAATTGCTTTGGAAGTGGCAGAGAAGGAAGAGAAGAGCTATGACAGGTAAGCGATTGCTTCTGTTCGCGTTGGGTGTGACCATAATCAGCCTGCTGTTGCTGCCGTTTGCGGCGGCTTTCGTCTACTGCCAGTCTTTGCCTCATCAGCGAGTGGATGACCCGGCTTCCGGTCGCAACTTCCGGGAGATACAGCGATGGCTGGCCTACTTCGAGCATGTGAACAGATCGGTGTTTCAGGCGGTTGATAGCACGGGACTGCAACTGATTGCTGCCAGCGACAGCGCATATATCAATCTCGACAAAGAAGTGGTGGAAAGCAGCATCTACTCACACGCCGCGGATGATTACGCGGTGGCGGTCAATGAAGCCGGGACTTATCAAATTTCGTATCAGATTGCGATTTATGCTGCAACCGCGACCACTGGAGTAAGAAGTTCTTTGCGGTGGTATGGTTCAGCATGGGAAAATATACCAGGGGCTTCAATGATAACTGGGATTACAACCGGTGGTGCGTCACAGTCGGCAGTTGTTATATGGCCGCTATCTGAAGGGGATAGTCTTGCCGTGTTTGTCACGAATCTGTCCGGTTCTTCGGCGTTCAGAACACGAGCAAATGGTGTGGGACTAACAATCATTAAACTTTACTGAGGAGATAGATATGCCAATACAGCCGAACACCTGGAATTACGGAAACGACAGGAACAGATTCCGTGTAGGCGGTCAACTGCCGTCACTTACAAGCGGTCTGCTGAATAAGCCGAATCAGCCGTTAGCCGGGAGTCAGCCGTCGTTTGCGCCACCAATGGGCAACACTTTCAATCCGCCTGATTTTGGAACGCCCCCGACCGGAGGACTGCCCAACACTACGATGGGAGATATTGCCGGTAGTGCCGGACTGGGGAATCTACCTCCTCTGCCCGATTTGCCGCCTGTAACGCCTGTAACGCCTGGACGCAAAGGCGATCTTCCAGAACCGAAGGGCCCGACCACAAACAGCGATCCGGGAACCACGATTATCATCAACGCCGGAGGCGGGTCTGGCCGCAAGGGCGGCGGAATCACTTCTGGGCGTACTGGAAATACAACAGATCGGAATATCGATGGTGATGCTTATGTTCCACCGCCACTGCCCCCACCTGTTAATGACCAGGTTCAGGGAGATCAGGGTCGTAACACTCCGTATCGTGATCCCTACGAAGTGGCGTTCAACAACCTGTTGAATATGCTCGGGATTACAGGTCAGAACCAGAACTGGGCACCGGGCGCACCGGGAGCCTACAATCCCTTTATGACCAACCAGCAGGGCAATCAATTTTTTCAGCAAATGCAAGACATGGGCTACGGGGATCAGTTAGGGCAGCAGTTTAGCTTTATGATGCCGGGTGGACCGGTAGCGGCGCAGGGCAATAGAGCAAATCAACTGCTCAGAGAATTCCTGATGCGTATGGGCAACAGGCCAACGGGATTTGATCTTCCGCCAACAACTTATCCGGGCGCACCGGGGCGGGGCAGATAGGAGACAATATGCCGCCGAATACATTTTCAAACACATGGCAGCCGCAGGGTTACAGCGATTTTAGACCTCCGGGCGAACTCGACCCCAATGCTTTGATGGCACACAATCTCTTCGGGAACATATCGTCAGACTTTGGTGGACAGTTACAAAACCTGCTCAATCAGATTGGCGGTAGTGACTACACTGCCGGATTGACCGGGTACAGCAATCCATATCAGCAGCAGTATCAGCAGATGATGAGTAGATTGGGTAAAGGAACTGATACGGCTGGTTTGCAGAACTTCCTGAATCAGTTTATGCCACAAGGCGGTGGTGGATGGGAGAATCTGCCTGTCAACATGCCTGGAATGGAGAGAGCGACCGGAGCGGAGAGATTCGCTGCCGGTGGATCTCCAGTCAATGCGCCGGGCTATGGCATGGGCGGGAATTTCGTCAATATGTTGCTCGGTAGTGGCACTCAACAGGGTGGTGGAGGCTATGCCGGTGCCACTCCCGACGTTCAACAGGCACGACAGGCACAATTATCGAGTTTGCTCAATAAATCAGGTGGAGGGGGGATGTCTGAGTCTGATATGCGTCAGGCTTACGAGGCATCTATGAGTCCGGTCAGAGAGGAACTGGGGCGAGCGCGGACGGAGGCTTACGGTGCGGCCTCCAACCGGGGCTTTGGCCGGTCAACCGAATCCGGTAGAAACATTGAGGGTGACTACACGCGCAGACTTTCGGATGCAGCCTTGAGGACTCAGGCCAATTTAGCTGCGCAAGACAGGGCAGCCAGAGAAAGGGCGTCGGAATTCGGTACGTCCGGCCTTGGTGAATATGCCAGGGCAGGAGTTACGGAAGGTCTTGGTGCGGCTGACATAGGTACGCGAGCCAGACAGATTGCCAATCAGTACAATTTAGGTCTTGGTGGACTCGGTGAATCGGCAGCCGGTAGAGTTGGTGCAGGTCAGCAGTGGGCCCGTGGTCAGGGATTTGACGAATCTCTGGCACGAGCTAATATGTCACGGGGCTTGACGGGTGACATCAACCAGCAGCAGCTTGCACGTTACCAGACCGAACTTGAGGGGATGCTTCAGGCGCGTGGCTTAGGCGGACAGGAAGCCAGGGATCAGGCCAGCCAGATGCTCGAGACTCTCGGTATGGGTATGCAGGGGCAACAATTTGGACAGAGCCAGTTGGCCAACTTCCTGCTGAATGCCGGTGGTCAGGATCAGTCGGCATGGGCTACCGGACAGGGCAATCAGTTGACAGGTCAAGGTATGAATCTCAACAATCAGCAGTTGATCGGACAGTTGCTCTCCGGCATGACCGGAACGGGTCTCGAGGGTCTGCTGAATGTGATGAACCAGGAATTGACAAGGGGCGGCATGGAGGCCAGGGGCCGCGAATTCAGGTCTGGTGAGAGAGAAAGGGCGAGAGGCGGCGGTGTCGGTGGTGCTCTGGCCGGAATCGGCGGAGCACTTGGTGGTTCACTTCTCGGGCCGGTCGGTGCAGTTGGAGGGAATTGGCTTGCCAATCTCCTTTCTGGCGGCGGTAATCAAACAGGCACAGGCGGCGGTAATCCCGGTGGATATTGGGGTAACAACATGGCGTTAGGATATTGAGATGGCTAACAATCCGTTTCTTGAAGCATTTCTGCCAGCTTATCAGCAAGGTGCAGATGAGTATGGAGTCAACAAGAGATTTGAGACTAATCAGGAACGTCTCAGGAAATTGGCTGCTCAGAGACGATCTGAGGATCTGAGAAAACAGCGAATCGCTTGGGCTAAGGATCGCAAGAAGCAACTTGATGCTGCGGCCAAAGAGACTAAGGAAGCGTCGGCTCAAGTAGCCGAGCAGAAACGACGGTTCCAGATAGCCAATAAACGCCTGAAACCATACCTTGACAAAGGGCTTTTGAATACTCAGGACATGGAATTCGTCATGGAACGGGTGGGTTCTGCCGGTACGACCGGACAGGCTCTTACGGTAGTGAATGGGGCTGTCAAGGAGCTTCAGGCCAAAGCTAAGACTCTTGAGGCAGAGCGCAAGGCCAAAGAGAAGCATTTCCGGCCTACGACTCAGGGAATGATGACACAGGAAGAAATTGGCAAGTGGGGCAAGGGTAACGTCAAAGTTGCGGCTGAGTTGAGAAAGCAGGCTCAGAAAGAGAAGAAGGCCAGGGCGGTGTTTGATGCCAAAAAGCAGCATAGTTTAGAACTTGATGAGGATGAGACCTTTGAGCAATGGCGTGGCTATCCTGAACAGGTAGAGAAGTACGGAATACCCCCAGAAAGCCCACAGAGCCGCATAGTGGCACGATCGGAGCGTCAGGCGACTCCTGAGCAGATAAATGCCATCGATGAACTTGAGAAGCGACTTCAGGAGATCGAAGCGTCTCTGAGGTGATATGACCTACGCTGAGGCTGACAGGAGAATCGCCGAGTTGAGGCAGAGGATCGATGCTGTCAAGGCTCGGGTTGCGAGTCAGGGGGCCCCTGATTTGGGTCTCTCTGTCGATCCTCAAGCCGCAGCATCCGGGCCTCCAGTAGCTTCTCCGGGCTTCGAGACACCCTCTAACCTCGTGCCCAGCACTCACTTCATGCCGGGCCAGTTGGGGCAACGCGCTCCGGGTGCTTTGCCAGGCGCGGATGAGGCCGCATGGCGACCCTCGATGGTTTCTGAGAGCATTGCCGGACTTGGTGAGCAGCTATTTCCTCACGTTTCCGAAGATGATCTTGCGAAGATGCCTGCACCGTCAACTGATCGGTTCGGGGTGCCGCTCAAGAAACCTACCCTTGCAGGTGCAAATATCGCGGCTGGCCTCGGACGAGCACCGTTTGGGATCGCTGCATGGAAAGCCGATCTTGTGACCAATCCGGTGAAGGCGGCTGCCGACATGGGCGAGCTAATCAAAGGTGGAATCGTCAGATATGGAGAGATAGCCAAAGCTATTGTAGGTGATGAGGAAGCAAAGAAAAATCTGAAGTATGCCATTGAGAATTATCCTGTAGAAACCGGATTTGAGATATTTATGCCATTGGCGGCGCTTATAGGTATCCGCAAGAACGGCAAGGCGATGAGCCGCAAGCTGACGGGTGAAACGGGGCTGAGAAAGGCCGCAGCCGCTCCAGTGGCGGCTGAAATGGCGGCGCTCCCTGAAGATGTCCGCATATCACAGCAACAACGCACCCTCGAAGTCCCTGAGATAGAAGTTGTAGGCAAGAGAACAACAATTAAACCAAAGGAGGCACCCGATGCCCTGCAAAGGCAAGCGCAAACCGAAAGACAAGCGCACCGTCAAGCGACCCCCAAAGCCGAAGAAGTAGGTCAACCGATTGCAATGGCTGGTAAGTACGACAAGACTACTCAGCCTAAGCAGCCAGCATTTGAGGAGAAAACCATCGGGTTGAAGAAAACCGAGATTGAGAGTATTCGCAAGAATACTGGTCTCGATCAACTTGAAGCCGCCGAACGTCGTGGATGGGAAGAAGTCCTGCATCGCGCCAAGAATGAAAAGTTTGACGAGAAGGCGGTTGCTTCTGCTGATGAGATTATCAAGTCGGGTCGTGCTGTCTCTGACGTTGAACATGCCGGAATGGTTGTCAAGTCCGCACAGTTAGCAAATGAGTATGATATTGCGGTTGCTGATGTCAGTACACATGTTAGTAGGGGTAATACGGCGGCTGCGAGACTCGAACGGTCGAGGGCTGAGTCCATACTCGATCAGATTGACAAGCTGACTGAAGCGAGCAACACGGCGGGACGTGAAGCGGCAAGGGCGTTGTCAATCCGCCGCATGATGGTCAACCGTGAAGGATATTCTCTTGCTCATGTAATGCAGCGAGCACAGGCTTCAAAGGGATCGAGGCTGTCAACAAAGGAAACGGCTCGAATTCAGAACCTTGTCGATCAGCATGGCCGCACTCAGAAGAAGCTCAAAGAGCTTGAAGCCAATTACGATAACCTGCTTGCTGAACGTGACAGATTAACTGCCGAAAGAGTGACTCAGGTTGAGGCCAAGAAAGCGAAGATCGAACGCCGCAAGACCCGATTGCGCGAGAAGATACAGACAGAACGCGCTGACATCAAGAAGCAACTTACCAATATGGGCTATCGAGTTAATGACGTGACAGGTGTTACGGCTGAAGGCTCATATCTTGTCGGCAGGCTTGCCGTGAGCTACATCAAAGAAGGTGCGGTTACGCTTGATGCTGTTGTCAAGAAGGTCATTGCCGACATACCGCAGTTGACTAAGCGTGACGTATATCAGGCTCTTATCACCAAAGACCCGAAGATGCAGAAGAAGGCTCGCGTCGAGACTGTTAAGCGAATCAGTCAGATGAAAACACAGGCGCGATTACTCCTTGAGATTGAGAATGCAGAGAAGGGTGTATTTGAGCCAATTACAAAACCTGGACAGAAAATAAGACAACCTGCTGCAATCAAGCAGCTACAGAAGAGATTGCGCGACTTACGGGCTGAGGCTTACAAGTCTCAGTTACCCGCCGCTCGATTAGAGCATGCCATCAAGACTATTAACGAGCTTCAGGATCAGTTGGCAAATCACTATCGAAATGTCAAAAAGCAGAAACCCGTAGAGACACCGGAACTGACGGCGGCGCGTGAGAAAATCAAAGAGATTCGCAAGACGATGCACGTACAGGATGAGCTTGTCAAAGCACAGGATCAGTTGCGTACAGGAAACTTTGAACTCAAGCAGAAGCCTGAAACAAAACCAATACCGCCAGAACTCGAACGTCAACAGATAGCACTCAAAAGAGCGCGGCGCGAACTTCGCATGGCTATTGATGACTTGAAGCCCGCTACAGCCAAGAGCGTTACTGTTGAAGCTATAAATACTCTTCGTACGCTGAAGGCGACTGCTGATATGTCGGCCACATTGAGACAGGGGCTTGTACTGTCGGTGCGTCGTCCCGGTGCGGCAACCAAATCATTCGGCAAGTCAGTCAAGGCGTTCTTCAGCGAAAATGCAGCAGATGCGATTGATAACGCGATCCGATCCGCACCGCATCACTATCTGAGGGAAAAGTCAAAGCTCTATCTGTCAGAGCGCGGTTCTACTCGTCTGACTGCTCGTGAAGAAATGTTCATGGCGAGATCGATTGAGAAATGGCCTGTAATCGGGCGGATTGTCAAAGCCTCAGATCGGCACATGACTTCATATCTCAACATGATGAGGACGGCGGCATTCGATCAGTTTTTGAAGAAATACCCGAATGCTACTCACGCTGAACTGAGTGCATGGGCTGACTTTGTAAACGTAGCATCAGGACGCGGTAATCTGGGTAGTGCTGCTGGTATGGCGAATGTGATGTCTACGGTGATATTCGCTCCTCGATTCTCTGTCAGCCGCATTCAGACTCCATATATGTTTTTCAAACACATCAAGAAACCGCGAGTGCGGACAGAGATTGCAAAAGACATGGTAGCTACGGCATCGCTCGGCGCGACAGCCTTGACTCTGGCTTATCTCGCTGGTGCTGAAGTTGGAACCGATCCCCGTAGCCCCGATTGGGGCAAGATGAAATTCGGTGATACCAGAGTTGATCTATGGGCTGGCATGCAGCAGCCGATGAGAGTGGTTGCAAGAATCGGGCTTGGCATCACGGATAAGGCAGGATGGACTGGGAAAGACCTAACTGATTATCAGAAAGACGTAGACCCACTTGAAATAACAGGCAGATTTTCAGCATATAAGCTGGCTCCAAGCGTGACTGTGCCTCTTGAGTTGTACCGGGGCAAGACGATGGTCAATGAGCCTACCACACCTACGGAAACCGCCGTTCGCGCTATGATTCCGCTCGTCTATCAGGATGTGGCTGATGCTTGGCGATTAGAAGGTGCTGGACGCGCCGGATTGACAGCGGGTTTGGCATTTCTCGGTGTTGGCGTAAATACCTACAGCCGCAAAGAGGCTGCTAAAGAAAAGATTCGGGCTTTATCAAAAGAAGGAAAACGCTCATCAGCGTTGAGCAAGCAGACTCGTTGGAATAATCAACACCCGAAGGATCAGATCAGGATAATCAGATAAGGAGGCTAAGTGGTCACGAAAAACTCAGGTCTGAAAACGCTGCATCTTGTGCTGATAATAGCGGTGATCGCTGTTGGCGTCGGTATCAGTATCGCACAAAGCTTGGTGCAGGTGGACAGTGTAAAGGACTCTGTTCCTATCGCTATCAAGCATCACGACGACTCAGCTACGGCACACCCGGAGATTCAGAAGGCTATCGTCAAAAACACCCAAGCGGTTCAGTGTGTCCAGAAGAGCGTGGACTCGCTATTGACACAGGCGCAGGTTAAGGCTGTAGTCGATTCGCTCAGACATAAAGAACTTTTAAGAGAGATACGTAACATGAAAAACGGCGACTCCCCATAGTCGCAGGAGCAGGGCGATGGCAACTAAGCACGATAACATATTCACCGGATTCATTGCTTTGGCGATCCTCGTAGCGGTGTGTCTGATGCTTTCTGCTGTTCGCTGCCATGCCTCAGAGTGGGAACCCGCCGGATTCAACACGTGGAAAGACGGAAAGCACTACGTTACAGACATAGGTGGTGTACCCCAGAACTATCAGAGAGCAGATAGCGTTTGGGAACAGATTGACACGACATGGCAGTCGATAGGTGACACTTTGTTCGTTATCAACAAGGCTGTTATCACCTGTGCTGCGTGGCCTGACGGCGTATCTGAGGTCACTGTGGCTCGTGGTGCCGATAGCATCACTCTCAGGCGCACCCTTGATAGATTCATACTGATAGACACTCTGACGTGGGATCGCTATGACCTGATAACCGATATACCACTCTCGAACTTCAACAGGCATGGCCGGACTCTGACGTGGAACTTTCCGGGAGGCAACTACAGACTGAAGAAAGATGCCGGTCGAACAGCCGCGCAAGTCCTGTTCAAGAAGGCGTTTCTGGACAGTATTTGTACGGTCTACGATAAAGTGCCGCTCGATTCGATAACCACGATGGTCGACAGTCTGTACTGGGACGAAGAGGGTGACTCGATTGGCTTGGTGCAAATCCCCGTGATTACTACATTGCCTGAACGGGTGGCCTTTGGGACGGTGTTCAAGTATGAGATTGTCGGGGTAAGCGACAGTTTGATGGACAAACTGGAAGAGCATCCGGGCATGAAAAGGAAGAAGCTGTTTCAGTTCGGTCAGCGGCTGTTCTCGATCACTTCTCACAGACTCCACTTTGCGGGCGATGACAATCTGCCGAAAATCCCTATCTATCAAGAATGGCGCAAAGCACCCCAGAAGGCTCGCACCTTCTATCTCTGCGAGTATCTGATGATGTGGCAGTTGGACAGCCTGCATACGGTATTCCCGAACAGAGAAGTCTGGCATGGCGCGACTGAATCCATAGAGGATATTGGCGTTGCGGATGCCTATATTGCAAGTGATAAAGCGTGCTATAACTACGGTGCATCTGTAGATATTTATGTAGGATCAGACCCGATAAACGAAGAAGATACATTGGGATTCTGGGCTGCAAGAAACATTGCTGCTCAGATTGGTGTAGCGGGTGCAACCATAAACAGTTGCAGTCTGTATATACCTGTCACTGCTGTGGATGCGGCTGGTGATTTTGACCTGTATCGCCTATTCAAATACGCCATCGAGGGTGAGGAGACGGCTGACATCCCTGATCCCGATAGTGGTATGACATGGGTCTTTTTTCAGGGCTTAAAGTTCAGAGTTAGCGCCTGTAATGGCTATTACTGGACACAGGACGACGCCCTGCCGTACAGTGGCCCAAGTTGCGCAGACGATGACGGTGTGGACAATGTGGAAAATGGCGGCACTTGTGTTTCAGCGCGGGCTGATCGGACAGAAACATACATGTCTACAAATTATGTGAATGCTTCCTCCCAGTATTGGGCGTGGTCGATTACGACTTCCCTCGCACAAGACTGGTATGACGGAGATGCGGCAGAAAACGGGGTGATTATGTATGCACGATTGAATGGTTCGATAAAGACAGCGAGTACAGAGACGACCGGCGACATCAACGGTAGTCCGGCATTACCGTATTTCCGATTTCGGTATACGGTAGCCGAAGCTGCAGGGCAGGTGATTATCATTGACTAAATGGTTGACAATACTGGTGTGTCTATGCTTGAGCGGTCAGGCATTGGCTGTCAACGTGGTGACAGGTGGCGGTCTGGACTCTGCCGAGGTTATGACCGTTGTCAGAGATTCGACCTCCAACACACGGATTATCGACGTGGACAGCACTGTCAGGGACAAGTACGACGTTCTGATGTGGACGGGATCGGAGACGATTTGGGCACCTTATGATACCAGCCTGGTCTTTGTGATTGCCACATTCGCCGACAATCAGAGCAATAGTCACACTATCGGGCCGGATGACAAGGCGTGGTTAGCGGCCAGTGATGCGAGTTTCACAGCGACATACAACAATGGCCCGCCGGTATCATGCAAAGTTGCTGTCTCCGGTACGGGGATAACTCCGTGGGATTCGCTTTCTATGACCGGCAGTTGTGAAGGGCCGACGGTCAATACCGATTCGCTTGATTATCCAACGAAGTCAGGTAGCTCAGTGACAGTGACCTTTACGCTCAATGCTGCGACAGCAGACGAGGACGATCAAGACACGGAATCGGTGCTTTTTCTCAACTGGCTATATTACGGGAATGACGATATAGGCAGTAGTTTTGCCGATGCTGATATTCATACGCTGGATTCAACTCGTTCTACGGATCACACTCAAACGTGGAACATCAATGCTGGTGTCGGTGAATATGTCGTTTTTGCCTATCCGACAACACTGACGCAACTTGACGGAGGCGATGATTATGAGGATGACGGCGACAGTGACTTTCGGTGGAACTCATTCACTTGCGCGATGCTTGACGCGCATGAAGTTATAAGTATTGAGAATGATCTGGGCTATTCCGAAAACTATGACGTTTGGGCGTCCACAGTCACCAATCTCGGTAATGACCAGTTGACGACCTATACAAGTGGTGGCACGATCAACTGGATTCACTATGGTGTAACGACCGAAACTGACTCAAGTGCATGGGATGAGGCTGATATTCACGCAGCCGACGATTCGACGATCAACAACAACGAGGTTGGCGTATGGCCTATAACGGCAGGGCCGGGCGAGTACGTGATGTTTGCATGGCCTGTACGTGTTGATCCCGATGATGATCTGGAGTTCAAGATCGGTGCGTTGCCCGGTGGTTTTCGCACGACTCAGACGATCTCGGTTACAAATAGCAACGGCTGGACTGAGGATTACCGTATGACCACTTCGCAGAATGCGAACCTTTGTCCAGGCGGTTGCAATATGACGACGGGGCGTGGATTATGAAGAAGTTCATCATATTGTTAATTCTCTTATGTCCCGTGATGACTGAAGCGCAAGTAGCAATCTCTGCTTATGCCGCACCAAACTGTGATGATGGTGTGGGTGGTGACTGCTTCGACATAGTGGTAGATATTACAAATGTCGGTATCGGCTCTAATGACAGTTGCTTTGACATGGACGATGATGGCATAATAGACGCTCGCAGGTTGGTCAATTCCCGATATTCAGGAATGGACGGCTGGTTTGTCTGTTACGATTGGGATGCCGATTCGCTTTATCTCGCAGCCGTAGCCGGTGGTTCAGCGATCAAATGGTGGGACAGCCTCTATGTCTACGGAGACACCACGAAGATTCTCTACGATTTGATGGACTCAACAACGGCGGTAAGGGGAGCGATAAACGATTCACTTCAGGCAAATTGGGCGGCTTTTATCTCAGATAATAATGATACAGTGACAGCCTATCGAGCAGCTATAAATGACTCGCTGCAAGCTAATTGGGCGGCTTTTATCGCGGATAACAATACTCAGCTATCCGAAGAAGAGGTTGAGGATTTTGTCGGCGGCATGCTCGGAGGTACTGAAACCCGCATCTCAGTTACCTATGAGGATGCTACCAATGACATTGATTTCGTGGTTGATAGCGAACCTTGGGATTCTGTGACAGCATGGGGCAATCTTGTGAATGAGGCAAAGGACTCACTTACATCGTGGGCAAACGAGGTGAACGCAGCCACAGATTCGCTGACTTCATGGGCGAATAAGGTGAATGCTGCTACTGATGACGTGGACGAATTGGAGACAGACTCGCGGTATCTCGCCACAATATATAATCCGAACGGTCTCTGGTCTGCCGATTCAATGTTGGTGCTGGTTGACACAAGAAGCGCAGCGGCTATAACAGTTACGCGAATTGACGTGACCTGTGATGCTGACCCTGATACGGAACTGGACTTCGATCTTATGTGGGCTGATGCCTTTATTGGCAACGCTAATCGAGTGGTGATAGATGAGATGAACACGACCAACGGCACAACGGCAATTGCTTCCGGTTTTGACGATGCCACCGTAGCTGCAAACAAGTGCATCTACATACGGTTCAACGCAGAACCGGATGCGGATATAGTTCAAGTGGGTGTGCGAATTACCTATACGATAGACTAAGGAGATATAATGAAACACTTAACAATCATCTTGATGTTCCTGATTGGAACCTCGTGTCTGGCGGCCGATACTGTTTGGGTTGAAACCAGAGACACTACTCACACCGAATGGTTGCCGCTTGCCGACTCTGTGCTTGTCGGCGACGCTAATGGGTCGGGCAATATCGATATGGATGATGTCATATTTCTGCTGGAGTTCATATTTCAGGATGGGCAATCACCGATGATCTATCATACGGTGGATGTCTATTTTGACTATACCGACAGCACACAGGTGGTTATGGATAGCTGTATTCCGGTAGCGACCTATGAACATAATTGCCACGGCACTCGCTTCGGAAAAGTATCTCAACAACCGTGGCCGGAGGATTCGACAGAGTGAAACGCCTCATCCTCATAGTCCTGATTCTGACGCTGTTGCCGGTGCCTTTGAAGGCGGCATACTACCGATTTGATCCGACCGAACCGTACAATCTGGACGGTACGGCAACGGCTCTTGATACCGTCTATGTCAAATGGTGGTACGGTGGGGATTCCTCAGTCACTCATGTTCTGACTACGCCTCTTTCGGGAACAGCCAGCACATATCAATTCGACAGCACTGTGGCTGAAGCCGGCGATTATCTGATTTGGATGCAGTTTGTGGACAACAGCGAGAGTGTAAGGTTGGATCATACCTTCACGTTTACCGCATGGGACACGCTGGCAGATACGAACAACGCATGGGCTGAAGTTGCTGATACGACTGGAATTCCTGCCAGTGTATATGCTGAATTTATTGATGGTAGCAATGAGGATGAATTCAAGGCTAACGTCTCCGCTCTCGCTGTTGAGGCTAATATCGCCGACAACGTATGGGACGAATGGATCAGCTTGCACTCCACAAACGCCAGGGCGCGTGAGATACTGGCTGCGCTTGCTCCGGTCAAGTCCAATGTCGTTACTGCCGGTGATAGCTGGAATACGACAACAAAGTTCAAAGTTGGCTCAACTCTACAGAATTACGGTAACGATAACTGGATAGATCAGCTTGTCATCTTCTATGAGTTCAATGCGGGAGGGGATGAATACCTGACCTATTATGAGAATGGCGATACAACGATCATGCCACAGGTGCGACGATTTGTGGATGTCTCAGATGATAGCCCCTGGGTGGAAATAAATGCGCCTCTGAAGTGTGCAATCTATAACGGAGCACCCACTTATGACTACAGCACAGAGGATGTCATTCCGCCTGACGGGTTGGAGTTTATGATCCTCGGCCAGTATGTGCCCGTGGACACGAACAGAGTGCAATGTGCCGAACATGCACAAGTTGACAGTCTCAAAGATACCGTAGAAGCACTGTCGGCTAATGCGCCGTCACAAGCGCAGGTGGATAGTTTATTAGATTCGGCAGGTGTGATCCATGCAAAGCTGTTCGGTCTTGGGTTGGCAGATTCGGCACAAGCAGGAGCCGAGGCAGGTGTATTGACTGTTGGTGAGATCAAGCAAAATGTTATTGATGACACGACAACCACATTGGCGTATGCCACAGAACTCGGATTAACAAATATGATATATGTTTGGAGCACTGCTCTCAATGCAGCCTACAATCCTGACGGTAAAGTGATTGATGGCAGCACTGTCGCTATCCGGCCTGATTTCGACAATATCACTGGCACCCTCGACAAGTCCACAGAAACGACTGGATTCGCGGATTCTGCTAATGCTGAGGGTGCTTGTACGGGCGGCGGCACAGATCCCCTTCATGTCTACGCATTGAACACTGACGACTCGACAGCAATCAATGACATTATGATTACCGTCAACACGGAATACGACGCTTCAGGTTCGAGGTATTATGCTCTGACGGACGGATCGGGACTTGCCGTATTTGGAATGTCAGAAGGTGATGAGTTGTTGATGCTTACAAGTGCAGCGGGGTGGAGTTTCACACAAGACTCGATTGTAAAGGGAGCAGGGACGGACACAGACACACTCTGGGGTACTCAGTGGAGTCCAGGGGCACCTGTATCGGCTGAAGCCTGCTCAGTGTATGGCTGGCTGTACGACGTGGAATCTGACTCAGTGGCCGGGGCGACAATCATTTTTGAGTTGACTTCCGATCAGGATACCCTGTACTATGACAATGTGACCTATTTGAAAGGCAGGACGATTACCGAGTCAAATCAAAATGGGTACTGGTCAATCAACGTGATACCGAACGCCCTGCTCGACACGGCCTCATGTTACAGTGTCGATATTATCCGTCACCACAAGAGAATGCCGATACTGAGTCACTTCGATGTGTACGTACCGGATTCGGCGACAGTGAAATTCATAGATTTGGTGAAGAACTTCAATAGGAAGGGAAAGTAGATGTATAGATTCATAGTAGTCGGGGTCGCCTGTCTTACCATACTATCAACCCTCTTCATTGCACAGCTTCAGGCGGCCTCGCAATGTTCTGTCTATGTGCAGATCCACAGCGTCGAGCAGGGCGCATTGGCCGGGGCTATCTTCTCGGCTGAGTTGAATATCTCGGAAGATACCACGATGGTAGGTGATACGTTGATACTACCCTCGAAAGCGATTGAGCATACCGATGCTGACGGCAAAGCATATCTGTGGCTCGTGCCAAATGCCGTGATGGACACCACTTCGAGTTACACGTTCGAGATCAAGACGAAGCAAGGACCAAAGTACACAATCAGCAAGAGTTTCAATGGCTATGTGCCGGATTCGGCTTCGATCTCGCTCGAGGATATACTGGAGAATTTCAAGAGGTAGTTATGGGTTATATATACGGTGAAGTATCAGAATCGCGGCTTGCAACTTGCCACCCTAATTTGATAAGGATTTGCAGGGAGCTTATCAAGTGGGAAGATGTCCATGTAGTGTGCGGGTTCAGGGACAAAGATACTCAAGAGTTAATGTTTGATATGGGACGATCTATGTGTCATTGGCCAGAGAGCAATCACAATGTAGAAGCTCCTGATCCTGAGACGGGAGAGTTGGTTGGACGCTCTGAGGCTGTTGATCTTGTGCTATGGTCGGCAAGCAAACGGGAATGTCTCTGGGATGATATGCTCCAGATCGGGCGCATGGCCGGCAGATTCTTGCAGATAGCGGAGCATTTGAAGATATATGTGAGATACGGGCCAGATTTTATGCCAGCTCACATTTTTGACGCTTATCATTTTGAGCTAATTTGAAGAGGTAGATGTATGAGGCATTCTGAAGATAGGATTTTCGTCGAGCCGCCCTGCCAGCGAGAGTCTGCTTGGGATGCCTCTGAGACATGACAGGAGGTAGTATGAAGATTGAAGGAAACCGGAAACTGATCGTCAGTGTGGTTGCCCTGATAGTGGTCGGGGTCATAGCCACATGGGGGCCGCTAACGTCCGAGGAAGTGTCGGCTATGATGAAGTGGGTACTCCCCACCATTGTCGGCGCGTTCACTGCGGCTAATGTGGTCGAGCACAAGATGAAGAAAGATGCTTGACCTGAATTTGCTACACAAGGCTTTTGCCAGCAAAGGCTGGCAGGCTGTTGCCTTCTCTGCCTGTGTCTGTGGCCTTTTAGCCATTATGGTCATAGCCCTGGGCGAGAAGGTGACGGTCTTTGTGGAGGCAACGGTAGGCAGCCTGATAGCCCTCTTTGCAGTGGCAGCCGGGGTTGATCGGAAGAAATTCAACGAGATGGTGAAAGGAAAGTAGTATGAACAACCAAAATCTCTCACAAGACGCTCAGTGGGCACTCAGGGAACGCAAGCGGTTACGTCCGGCAAGTCGGCGCAACTGGTTTCTGCTGATCGCAGTAGTGGCAGTCCTGATGGCTCTCTCAGCTACGTTTATCGGCAACTGTGACCGGGTAACAGCACCGGACTTATCTGGCAAGGTGTATCAGTGCTCCGCATATCCTTACGTGAGAATCGTGACCGAACGCTATGACAGTCAGGGCTATGCCTACTTCAAGCTGATTGTCAATAGTGAGATCACGGAATGTCGGGCTGGCCTGGGTGTGTTGACGACTGTGATGGCAGATGGTCATTGGAAACAGATTGAGGACGGCGAGATTCAGTTCGGGCCGCCACCGCCCTCATGGGATAACGTAAAGCCAGACACGCAAATGGGCGTTCGGATCAATGGTTCAGCAAGTATGCCGATAGCTACGCTGACACCGCTACCGAGTGACAACGCAATCACTATCATAGGAAAGGACGCAGAATGATACCCGCACAAATCGCGGAAATTTGTCACGAGGCAAACCGCATCTATTGCGAGAGCTTGGGGGACTGCACTCAAACCCTGTGGGAAGTAGCTCCCGAATGGCAGAAGAAGAGTGCTGTTGAAGGAGTCCGGTTTCATCTGGCTAACCCTAATGCCACACCGGAAGATAGCCACAAGGAATGGCTGAAGACCAAAGAGGCGGAAGGCTGGAAGTACGGCGAAATCAAGGATGTCCAGAAATTGGAGCACCCCTGCATGGTGCCGTACGGTGATCTGCCGAGTGAGCAAAAAGTAAAAGACAGTCTGTTTCTTGGTATTGTAAATATCCTGAGAGACCAAGTAGACGGCGATCAGGAAGAAGGAGAGACAAGATGAAACCGAAAAATCTACTAATCGCAATCTGTTTGGTTCTGATGCTGTGCCCGATAGGGCTGGCTCAGAACGTGTTCAACTTTAGTTCTGCGGGCTTCAGCATGGACATGGATGGAAACGTATCTAATGTAGCACAAACCGGCGTGGCGACATTTATCACCAAGAATGCTTACGTCGTGGGATCGGCACAGTATAGTCGAGCCATCAATGAATCGGGCGAAGATTACGGACTTGAGGGAACATACGGCTACATCTTGTCGAAGTTCTTCACCGTCACCGGAAGCCTGTCAGGTATCAAATCTGAGACAAATGAAGGTGCTATCGGGTATGCCGTAATAACCGGATCGTTGACACTGTTCCCGTGGGGCAATCTATTGGATAGCGGCACGGAACGAGTTGGTGGGACATTGGGATTTGCCTACAAGCCAGGCACACGAGATTTGACTGGGAGCTTGCAGATCACGACGTTTTTCGGAAAATAGCTCACTTCCCTGGGCACTTCTCCTGGAATACCGCTCTTTTGGGGGCGGTATTTCTTATTGTGTCATAGTCACTTAGAGAGTGAATTACAACTTTTTTCAAGTTTTTAGAAAAAAGACTTGACAAACATTCAAGGTTTGGTATATTGCTGTCGAAACTTAAAATGAAAGGCTCATTATGAGTGAGGACAACTTGAGAGATTTCCAAAACATAGGAATATGGAAACAGACAGCACGGCTGCTCAATGATTTGGTGGAGAAGAAGGGCTTGTCTATTGCAAAGACAGTGCATCAGATTATCATGGCGGCACATAGAAGGAATTTTCCTGACGGGAAAGTTTAGACAATGAATATATCGGCTATGTATAACGGAACCCTCCATGTTTCGGTTCCTGTTTGGGTGCTCGGCGAGGATTTCATGGTTCCCCCTCGCCGGGTTAAAATTAACCTCGGCGGCGGCCACAACTTTGACCAGCATCCCGACGATTGGAACAGGTCGCTGCCGAGGGAAGAAATTTCCCCATTGAAACAACCCCCCACCGGCAGGGCACACCGGACACCGGACGGCTTTTCCGTGTCCTGCCGGTCTACTTCAGGAAGGTGGTGACTGATGACACTATCAGTAATAGATGAAATCATAAGCCAACGCCTCGACACTGCGGCACTGTTGGGAAGTGAGAATGAGATAGTGCAGAGGCGGGCTTGGGAGAAGGAAGTGGAGGAGTTATGCGACTCTACAACTACCGAGTGAAGTGGCGCGTCGATGCTGACGACCTATTGCTGTTCGTGCCGATGGGGATATTGGCGATTGCTCTACTCTGCATCTGGTTCGGGATCGAGAAACCAGTGCAGGAACTTGTGAACATGATAGTGGAGGGTGTGAAATGACTGACTGGTTTGCATTAGCAAAATCAATCTGTGTTGACCCATACAAGGATGCAGTAATGATACCATACTTCGCAGCCATAGCAGAGCAGGTTGAAGAAGCTCACAAGATAATCGAGAACTTCAGGAACGGCGAATATACCAACCCGCATGATCCGAACCTCTGCCGCATAGCACTTCGCAACATACGGGGTCGATGTCGTGATGCCCTGATGTTTGCGGACAAGAGCCAACGGGAACTCGGGGAGGTATGAGATGGGATCAGAACACTATGAGGAATGTCGGGTTTGCGGCAAACTGGTTCCACTGATAGAACTCTGCTACGGTGTTTGTGCCGATTGCCCACAAGAAAGCGAGGCCGACGATGATTGAATTGACAAGCGCGAAGTGTGATGCGTTCATGGAAGGATACGATGATGTAAAAATATCGACTCTTCGTATTGAACCACATTGGTATGTATGGTCGGAAACTGTAACTGGTATCACGGCAGCCACCCGCCAAGCCGCCATCACCGCCGAGGCTAACGAGAAAGGTGGTGAAGGATGAAATTCTCTGAATTGGAACAGATAATACGAGGAAAATATCCAGCAGGCTCGATGGTGGTAAGGCTCTTTGACGATGAACCACAGCCCCGCCCCGACTCAGTCCCGGAAGACGAGAGCCAGGGCGATCCAACACAACCCGAAGATAAGGAGAAGTGAAGATGTCAATTTTAACAACAGCGAAAACGACACAAGCGTGTCTGAAGTGCAACATCTACGGATGGTCCGGTGCTGGCAAGACATACGCTGCCGCACAGATTGCCATAGGTCTTGCAAATCTGGCACAATCGAAGAAACCAATCGCGTTTTTCGACAGTGAGACCGGATCAGATTTCTGGATTGATCAGATAGAGCAACTAACGGGTACACGTCCCGTAGTCGCCAAAACAAGGGCATTCTCTGATCTGCTTGAGGGTTTGGAAGAGGCCGCAGGAACTTGTGATATTGCTATCGTCGATTCTGCAACACACTTCTGGCGTGAATTGATTGATGCTTACAAGAGGTCACTCATCAAGAAAAAGAGAATGTCAGAGGATGGTCGGTTGGCTTTTCAGCACTGGGATTACCTCAAGGGCGAATGGCGCAAGTTTACAGATTCATTCGTGAACAATCGACTGCACATGATTGTCTGCGGACGTGCCGGGAATGAATGGGATTATTTCAAGGATGAAACCGGCAAGATGGAACTTCGCAAAACCGGAACAAAAATGGCAGCTGAGAAGGAATTCGGATTTGAGCCAAGTTTGGTTTTGGAAAATGAACGCATTTCTAAGGTCGAACTTTATGAGGATGCGACGGCAAAAGGATTCGTCTATACCATTACCGTTCTCAAAGATCGCTGGCCTGATTCGAGTATCGTTGGTCAGACGCTTGAATTCGACCCTGAGAAGCGCAACGGGGATAATCCAGTATTTGTGGCTCTTCTGCCTCATATCTCGCGCCTGAATCTTGGCGGCGAACAGATGGGACTTGATGTGTCCCGGACTTCTGAGGGTATGTTCCCTGATGGTCAGGGTGACTATGAACGCAAGCGGAAAGAAAAGGCCATTGTGCTTGAGGCAATATCTGAATTTATTCCGTATGCCATATCCGGCAAGACAGCAGCCGAAACCAAGCGCAAGAAAGAGCTTTTACAAAACGCATTTGGCACTATGTCATGGAAATCAGTCGAAGAACGTTGTGTGTCTGAGCTTCGCGCTGGATTTCGGTCGATAGTCAATGATGTCAATGCAGACCGTGAGAAAGAAGAGATGGAGCCGCTCGATATGCCGATTGAAGCAAGAGGACCAGAACAGAAAGGAGAAGAAGCTGATGAGCCGAGTGCCGAATACGAGCAAAGCACAGCCGTTTGAAGTTCATGCTGAGGGAGGTCCTTTTGCTTTCAAGATCGTCAGGGTGGACGATTATGTTTCAAAAAACAATACGTCCGGTTATCCCGATAAATACAAAATATCTCTTGATGCGGTGGGCGATCAAGCCGAAGGCCATGTGAATATGGTTATTTTTCCTGTGCGTAGCGAAAAGGGCTATTTGCTGAAGATGATCTGTGAAGCCATTGGCATGGGATCGGAAGGTGGATATGATTCGGAGCAACTGGTGGGGAAATGCTTTCAGGCTGAAGTCGCACACAACGAATGGAATAACCAGACATACGCAAACCTCATAGCGGATAGCGTTGCCCCGTATGAGAGTGCAAAGGATGATGACAACTTACCATTCTAACAGGAGAAACCATGACAAAGAAAGTGAAGAGACCAGTTGCAGAAATCGCCGAAGAGAAGATCGAGTGGTTGAAAAAACGGATTGATGCCGTCAGAGAACAGAGAACACAAGCAGCAGTGCGCGGTGGAATGAATGCTGACGGATTTGAGGCACTCGCTGGGTCCTATCAGGATGCGATAGATTGCTTAAAGACTGTCCAGAATTATCTCAGCGACATTCTTTCGCCCGCTCCAAAGAGCGACTAACGCACGGTGCACTGTTGTACGGGCACCCAGAACCCGACACTGGGTGCCTGAAGGAGAACTGCAAATGAAACTATACAAAATCCTAAGTGCAGATGGCTACAGTTGTCACGGTGGTAGCGCACAATGGGCACTCCCTACCAATGGACAACATGGGGAGTGGATGCCGCCGCTACACGGCAGTCTTAATCCTTGCGTCTACGGCTATCACCTTTGCCGCCCACAAGATTTGGTTTGCTGGCTTGGCGAGACTATTTACGAAGCCGAATATCGTGGTGCTTACAACTGTGGACTAATTCTCAATGCACTACAGGACAACAAAGTTGTGGTGACTCACGTCCGTTTATTGTGTAGAGTGGAAGAATGGAACGAGCGCACAGCGAGACTGTTTGCCGCCGATTGCGCGGAGCATGTGATCCATGTGTTTGAAAGAGAATATCCAAACGACAAGCGACCACGACAGGCAATAACAGCGGCCAGGTTGTTCGCTTCTGACAATCTATCACGAAAAGAGTTGGCTGCCGCCAGGGCTGCCGCCAGGG